CTCTTCTTTAACACTTTTAACTTTTGCTAACATTTTTAAAATTTCGTAAAAATAATGTTTCACGTGGAACAGTAAGGGCAAATGTTTCATGTGAAACAAAGTGTTAATAACTATTAAATTAATTCTTTAAGATTTCTTAACTAAAATAATTTGGTGGTTACGCAAATTTGATGTATCTTTGCACCGTGTTTAAGAAAACAATAAGTTTAACAATTAAATTAAGGTAATTATGAACAAGAATTTTAACGAAATTATTTTTAACTGTATTACAAGTGTTAACGCTTTGATGACTTCTAACGAAGTTGCCAAAGATGATAAGGCGGTTATTAAGTTGAACCGTTTCAAAAAGTGGCTTAATGAGTTTGCGAGTTCAAACGGTATGAAAGAGTGTGGAGATTCTGACAACGCAGCAGATTAACACATTATTAACTAACAAAGTTTAACATTAAATATTTTAAGTTATGAATAAAGGTTTTAGTTTTGCTAGTACTTTTAATAAGACTAGTTTTGACATTGACACAACCGATTTTCCGTATGTGAAATTAGGTGACATCTACAACAGTAAGAAAGAGGGTGGCGCAGATGTGGTGCATCCTATTAACGGTATGTACGTACATATTTCTAAGTTGGGCGATTCGCCTGTTATCATTGACGCAGAAAACAAACGGCTTGTAAATCTGCCACAATTTACAGGTAACACCGTTCGTGAAATTTTGGCTAACGAACAGGCGGTAGACGCTATCAAAGCAAATAAGGTAGGTTACACTATCTATGAATACGAATCACACGCTAAGAAGTGTTATGGAATTACCTTTGTAGATAAGTAGCGCATTATTGTAGTGTAAAGGGTGATAATTTTACAGGGGTAACAGTATTTTATTGTTATTCCTGTTTTTTGTTTCATTTAAAATTAAAAAGTTATGGCAAATAAAAACCCAATAGGCTTTAGCGGTCGCACCTTTAGGGCAACGAAGAAAGCGCACGTAAAAAAAGAAATAATAAATGCGGTTGAAAGTAGTAGCAGTTTAAGAAAAGAAATTGCAAAAGTATTTCAACAGGCAAACAGACGTATACAGAATATCGAAAAAAACAAAGTTGTTTCGCCCGCAGTAGTAGCGTTGAACAAAGGAGATATAAAAGGATATTCAAAATTTTCAATGCGCCACGAATGGAGCGATTTAAAAATTGAATATTCTAAGGCAATAGCATTTTTGCAACAACCAACTTCAACCGCTACAGGTACGAACGAATACGCAAAACATTTAAAGAAAACTTACAAACTTTCAGATGATGAATTTTCTTTGATGCAAGAAAAGTTGATAGGTAAAATTGCAAGTGTATCAGATGAAAAATTTTTGGAACAATACTTAATGCAATATAAAGACTTTACAGGCGAACTTGAGCAGGACGCAAGAGATGTGTCTGACCAAATAGAAAGTGACGCTGTAAAAATTGCCGATAACTTACAAAATAGCATTGACAACGTGGGTGAAGTTGTTGAAGAAACAGTGCAAAAGATATTAGACACTTTTAAAGATTTCGGTTTATGATGAAGAAAATCCCCTTTGAACTACATGAAGACGTTTACACCCCAAAAGATATTGCAAAAGTTTTATCTTTAGCGGTGAACGAAAAAAATTTCACAGGAAACAACAAAGGCAACAAGTTTCTCAATGTTCCTGTTTCCTTTGATATTGAAACAACATCTTTCTACAGGGATGAAGAGGGTGAAACATACAGTTATGAACGCTACATGAAGTTAGGTGGCAAAGACACGAAATTTGAAAAGTGCTCACTAATGTATGTTTGGCAATTTGGAATAAATGGTTATTGCATAATGGGTCGCACTTGGGACGAATTTTTACAAATGTTATCTGAGATAGTAGCTTTGTTAGATTTGGACCAAAAAAGACGTATTATCATATATGTGCATAACTTGGCTTATGAATTCCAATTTCTGAGGGAGTTGTTACAATGGGAAAAAGTTTTCTCCATTGATTTACGAAAACCGATTTATGGAATAACAAAGGACGGTTTGGAGTTTAGATGCAGTTATCTGTTATCGGGTTATTCATTGGCAAAGTTGGGTGAACAGTTGCATACTTATAAGTGTTATAAGTTAGTTGGCGATTTAGACTATAGTCTATTGCGCCACAGTAAAACACCGTTAACACAAAAAGAAGTTGGTTACTGTTTGAATGATATAAAAGTAGTTATGTGTTACATACAGGAACTAATAGAACGTTATAGGGGAATAACGAAACTACCATTAACAAAGACAGGCTTTGTGCGTAAATATTGCCGTTCTATATGTTTCAAGAAAACAGACGAAGAAACAGGCAAAACAACACCCAATTTTAAATATTTCGATAAAATACACGATTTGAACATAACAGGGCTAGAAGAGTTTGCAATGTTGCAGCGTGCATTTTCGGGCGGTTTTACTCATGCAAACGCAAAATACACAGATGAAGTTATTGAAAACGTAGATAGTTATGACTTCACAAGTAGTTACCCCTATGTTATGGTATCAGAGAAATTTCCAATGAGCACAGGTGTATTTGTTCCTGTTAAATCGATGAAACAGTTTGAGTTTATGACTAGTAAATTTTGTTGTGTCTTTGATATTGAGATAACAAACATTTTTGCGAAATCAGAAAACGAAAACCCCATATCGGTAAGTAAGTGTTTCGTAAAAGAAAATGTTTCTGAGAACAACGGACGCTTAGTGTGTGCTAGTAAAATCTGTATGACTATAACGGAAATAGACTTTAAATTCTTTTCGCAGTTTTATTCGTGGGAACGTGTGCGTATAGGCAAAATGATTTGTTACAGAAAAGAATATTTGCCAACTGAATTTGTGCTATCAATTTTGCACCTGTATGAAATGAAGACAAAATTAAAGGGTGTAAAGGGAAAAGAAGTTGAATATCTCAATAGCAAAGAAATGCTAAACAGTTGTTACGGTATGTGTGTTACAAACCCTTTGCGAGATGAGATTTTATGCGATGGTGAAAATTGGGACGTTGAACACCTTACAGGCGAAAAACAGTTAGAAATGTTGAATAAATACAATGATAGCCGAAACAGATTTCTTTTCTATCCGTGGGGTATATATGTAACGGCTTATGCTAGGCGCAACTTATTTACAGGTATTTCAGAGTGTGGGGACGATTACATCTATAGTGATACGGACAGCGTTAAAATAATGAACGGTGATGCACACAAAGAGTATTTCAAGTTATACAACGAACTAGCACAAAGAAAATTGCGTGCTGCATGTAAGTTTCACAAAATACCATTTGAAAAGGTTGAACCTGTAACAATTAAAGGAATAGCCAAACCGCTTGGTGTGTGGGATTATGATGGAAGGTACGACCGTTTTAAAACTCTAGGTGCTAAAAGATATATGGTTGAAGAAGAAAACGCACTTACTGCCAAAGGTAAAAGTTACCGATACAGTATGACCGTTTCGGGTGTTAACAAGAAATCTGCTATCCCCTACATGTTAGAAACATTTGGGGAAAATGGTATCTTTGACGCTTTCACCAATTACTTAGACATACCGCCAACGGCAACAGGTAAGAATATTCATACCTATATAGACTATGAGCAGACAGGTACGTTAAAAGACTACACAGGTGTTATTTCAAGTTACGACACAGTAACAGGGGTACATCTTGAACCAACAGGTTACACCCTTAGTCTTTCAGTACTTTATATAAATTATTTAATGGGTATCAGATTAAAGAAAGAATAATATGAAACAGAAAAAAGAAAAAGTGGAAACACCAAAATTTTACAGTTTGAGCCGTATTTTAGCAAAAAACGCAGATTACAATGTAATTTTCGGTGAACGTTCCAACGGTAAGACTTATGCCACTTTGTTGTACGGTATTAAAGAATATCTGAAAACAGGAAAACAAATGGCTTATATTAGACGTTGGAGAGAGGATTTAAGGGGAAAACGTGCTGAGAGTTTATTTTCAAATCATGTTGCAAATGGTGTGATACAGGAACTAACAGACGGTAAGTTTAACGAAGTGTTTTACGTTTCGGGCAAATGGTTTTTATCCTCATACGACCCCGAAACTAAAAAACGTGTACCCGATAACACACCGTTTTGTTTTGGTTTTTGTTTATCGGAACAAGAACATGAAAAATCTAGCAGTTATCCAAACATAACCACAGTAGTATTTGATGAGTTTTTAACAAGACGTTATTATCTGCCCGATGAATTTATGTTATATATGAACCTGTTGAGCACCATAATACGACAACGAAATGATGTTAAGGTTTTCATGCTAGGAAACACAGTCAACCAATTTTGCCCTTACTTTACCGAAATGGGATTAAAACAGGTAAGAGTTATGGAACAGGGCACAATTGATATTTACCGATTCGGTGAGCATGGCGCAACTGTTGCAGTAGAATATTGTAGTACGATTGTTAAACAGAAAGCTAGTAACAAATATTTCTGTTTTGACAATGAAAATTTGCAGATGATTACGGGCGGTAAATGGGAACTGGCAGTTTATCCCCATTTGCCTGTAAAGTACAAACCGAATGATGTGTTGTTTGTGTTCTATATTCAGTTTAACGAAATGACCCTACAGTGTAACGTTATTCAGATAGAGGACAAAGAAAAGGGTGTTAACAATTTTATCTATATCCACAACAAAACAACACCTATAAAAGATACAGACAACAGTCTTATCTATTCTTTGCAGATGAACGGTAAACCAAACTACAAACGAAAGTTACTGAGTACTGCAAGCTATGTGGAGCAGCAGATAACAAAGTATTTCGCCACCGATAAGGTATTTTATCAAAATAACGAAATAGGCGAAATTGTGCGCAACTATCTAATGGCAAGTGCTAGGAGCAACATAATTACTTAATATCTGTTAACAGGGGTTAAAAATGTTTACGTGAAACACTTTTTCCCCTGTTTATTTGGTGATATCAAATAATATTGCTATCTTTGCATCATTAAATAACAAAGTTAAAATTTGCTATATGGACGTAAACGGTATTGTATCACTTATTAGTAACGTTGGTTTTCCTGTTGCGGTGTGCGTTGCACTTTTCTTCTACATGGAGAAACAGAATGAACGCCATCAAAATGAAACTGACAAGTTAAATGAAACGGTGCAAAGTAACACTAAGGTGTTGACTGAACTTTGTACTTTAATTAAAACATTAGTTAAATAATGGAGAAAGAAAACTTATATAACAAATATCAAAAAGAAGTTAAAGACAAAGACACTGCATTATTTACATTTATGCAACGTGTTTTGTGTATGACTTCTAAGATGTTTGAGTACACAGGAACACCCGAAACGCTACCGTCTGTAGAACTTGAAAAGATTCTGCAAACCTCGGGCAACGTTGGTATAGCAGAAGTAAACGGAAAACTTTATGCGCTACAGGGTGCTAGGTGCGGAGAGTGTGACGCATACGGACGTGGTAAAGATTACGTAGTAGCAAATGCTTGGCTACAGTTGAACAAAACGTTTAAAATCGATGAGGACATTGTAGTTATCAACAACACACCGTTTGCAGATTCAATTTTGCCTATTATTGGCAAATACGGTGTTCTTTACACAGACGCTACAATAACACTTAACATGACTAGCATTTTAACACGTATCACTATGTTAATTTCTGCTAGCGATGATAAGACAAAACAAAGCGCAGAAATGTTTCTGCAAAAAGTTTTGAACGGTGATTTTTCCGTTATCGGTGAAAATGCCTTTTTTAAAGGTGTTAACATGCAAACACCGCCAACAAATAGCAATCAGCAGATAATGCAACTTATTGAGTTATTGCAGTATTACAAAGCATCATTGTTCAACGATTTAGGTATGAACGCAAACTATAACATGAAACGTGAACGTTTGAACACGCAAGAAGTTTCTATGAATATAGACGCACTTATGCCTTTTGTTGATTCAATGTTGACTGAACGTGTTGAGGGTGTTAAACGTGTTAATGAGATGTTTGGAACTGAGATAAATGTAACTTTAGGGTCAAGTTGGAAAATTGAGCACGAAAATTACAAATCTCTGCTACAGGCAACAGAAGAGGGGCACGACCATACAGAAACAGAAGACGTTGACCCTGTAAAGGAAAACGAAACAGAAGAAACAGAAGAAACGGAAACGGAAACAGAAGAAACAGAAGAAACAGAAGAAACAGAAGAAACAGAAGAAAAAGAAGAAAAAAAAGATGAAAATTAATGAACTTTTCAACGGTGAAAATGGTTTATTTGAAAAAATCTTTGCACCCTTATTCCCTGTTTTGTACAAATCAATTTTTGATGGAGATGACCCAAAAGTAATTGATATTGATTTTCGTTTCAAATATGGGGAGAGAACTCTAGTTAATGCTATCACAAACGAAACTGCAAGTGATATTGTAAAAAGTATTATTACGGTGAAGTTTGATGAGTGGCAAAAACAGATTCAAGTGTTTAATAAAGAATATGACGTGTTGAACCCTGTAACAGAAAAGACAACGGAAACGGTAAATAACACCGTGGACGAAACAGGGAATAACAACGCAGTCAATTCAAGTGTAACTTTTAATAATGGAGATTTCGGAAATGATACAAAGCAACAAAGAGATTCCACAGGTAACAGACAAGAAACAGGTACGAAGACGGTTGTTAAAAACAGTATTTCGGGCGGTGTTCCTGTTAGTGAAATTATTAAAAAAGAAATGAGTTTGCGACAGACAAACTTTAAAACGCAAGTTATCACAGATATTGCAAAAGAATTAACAGTAGATATTTATTAATACTTAATTTTTATAAAAAATGGAAGTAAAACAGATTTATAATTTAGTTAACACCGTAAGCGGTGAAGTTTTGGGTAATACGGAACTTGTTCACGAAGACCTTACAGGTTTGGTTGATTTGGGCAACGAAGTGTTCAACCAAAACGCAGTAGATAATTATGTTAAATCACTTGTAAACCATATCGGCAAAGTGGTTTTCGTAAACCGTCCGTATTCGGGTAAAGTGCCTAGCGTTCTTATGGACAGTTGGGAGTTTGGCAGCGTTTTGGAAAAAATCTCTGCTGATGTGCCTGTCGCAGAAGAAAATAACAGTTGGGAACTTACAAACGGTAAGGAGTACAAACAGGACGTTTTCCACAAACCAACGGTTACAGCTAAATTCTTCAACTCAAAGGTAACTTTTGAGGTGCCTGTATCTATCACAGAAAGACAGGTAAAAGAAAGTTTCAGCAGTGCGGAACAGATGAACGGTTTTTTGTCAATGATTTATTCAGCCGTTGACAAGTCAATGACTATCAAGACAGACGCACTCATCATGCGCACGATTAACAACATGATTGCGGAAACACTGGACGCAGACAAAGCCGCCTTTGGTTGGGTAGCGTCAACACATGAAAATGTTGACTATGCGAGTGCGTCAACAGTAAGATGTGTTAACCTGTTGAAACTTTACAACGAAAAGACAGGCGCACAGTTGACCGCTGCAACAGCTATCACCACACCCGATTTTATCCGTTTTGCAGCGTATACAATGGGCTTGTACGCTGACCGTTTGCAGACAATTTCCAAATTGTTTAACGTTGGTGGTAAAGAACGTTTCACACCAAAAGACATCTTGCACACCGTTTTGTTGTCTGATTTTGCATCTGCTGCAAAAACTTATTTGTACGCTGATACCTACCACAATGAGAACGTATTGTTGCCTCAGGCTGAAACTGTTGCAAGTTGGCAAGCAACAGGCAAAGACTATGCATTTGCAAACGTTTCAAAAATCGATGTGAAGAGTGCTAGCGGCGCATCTGTTTCTATTGGTGGTGTGCTTGGTGTTATGTTTGACCGTGACGCTTTAGGTGTTACTAACTTGGATAAGCGAGTAACGACCAACTACAACGCAAAAGCAGAATTCTTCAATAACTACTTCAAGTTTGACGCAGGCTATTTCAACGACACAAACGAAAACTTTGTTGTGTTCTTTGTTGCCTAAGTTTTGTTGTTTTAATTGTTGGGGTGTGTTTCCTGTAGTTGATAGCACAGGGACACACCCTTTTTAAATTTTGGTGGTATGCTTATAAAAACTTACAATTATAACGGTAAACCTAATAGAGTTAACAAGATACTCCAGGAAAACGAAGAGTACACAGGTGTATTAAATTCAACGGTTAATGTATTAGAACCTGTTATTCGTTTTCGCACACGCAGTGTTGTTACATTTAATTACGTTTATATCGAAAGTTTACACCGTTATTACTTTGTTTCTGAGATACGACAGGACGGCGATATTTGCACGGTACATTTGCGTACCGATGTTTTAATGACGTACAAAGATAAAATATTAGATTCTACAGGTACGTTAACAAAGGGTACAAATGTAAATAATTATGCGTCAAGCCGTGAAAACGTTTACGATTTGCGCCCTAAATTGAAAAAGCTAGATTTCCCTAATACAGGGTTATTTAGTGATAATGACAATATTATAATGATAACTATTAAAGGCAATTAGTTATGAGTACTATAAACATTAAGAAATTTAACCTGTATGGTGCAACGGCTAATTTCAAAACAAAGGGTTTAGACATTATTTGCACTTTTACGCTAAATGCAAATACCGTTTGGAACGGTGAACCGTTTACACTTGACTTTGTAGATAATGATAGCCACTTTCACAATAAAACCGTAACTGTTGAAACTGTAAAAGATAGCACTGAAGTAATAACAAAAAAGGTTGCGTACAATTACGCAAGTATGAGTGTTAGTGTTGTCGGTTATTCTACAACTTACAATGGGGAGCAACTTGTATTGGGTAATATGGTAAACAATGTACCCCACAGTACGTTGAATCAAATGTATACAGGTGTAAATAGCGATGACGGAAAAAGCGCCTATCACAGAATAACGTTAAAAGCCGATGAGGGGTTTAAATTTGTTGAGGGGACAGTAAAAAACGATATTAATTACGGGTTCGATTATTATTATGATGATACTGTAGCGCAACAGGTTGTTGGAACACCTTTAGACAATTTAAATGTGGGGTGGACGTTCACAGGTGAAACGGTAGCAAAGGGAACTGAGATAATAAATAATATTACAGGCAATTGTGACGAAACACACACCGTTAACGGTACAAATGTTTCTATTACTGTTACAGGTAATAGTGACTATGCAAAGTTTGTGGGTGTGTCTGTTGAGTATACCGATGTTAACGGTGAAACGAAAACAGTTGTACCCGATTTTTCGGGCAACGTTATAAATATCTCATTAACTGATGTAAAACAGGGCACAACGGTTACTTTGTCGGGTGCTTACCGTTTGGTGTGTAATACGGTTAACTCTATGACAGGCTGCACGGTTACAGGGTTAAAAGATTTTTATATCGAAAATGAAACGGTTAATGTTGTTGCAACTGCAAGTGGCAAAACTCATTTTGACAATGCAAATTTGCCTTTGGCTAAATGGGAAATGTTTGTGGGTGGAACAGAAGAATATCAATTTATTTTGAGCAACAAAGGAAAAACCGCAACATTAAATTTCACGTTTCCCAATGATAAAGAAAAAGTTAGTGATTCCACACTTACTTTGTTAGGTGGTACGATTCCCGATACTGAGATAAAGGGTTATGGTAGTATCAATGTTTATCTAGTCAACACAAAGACTTTAGAGGATTTCTCAAAAATTCGATTTACTAAAAAGTTGAATGAAAACTATGAATATGAGTATTACGACATCGGGGATTATGTGAACAGGTTACACAAAGTTTACGTTGATGTACCGAGTGTTTCTCCAACGTCTTTAAAGTTGGCTAATTTTGATACAAGCATTGAAACTAATAGCGTTGACGATTCAAAAGTGCATGTGGATTTCGGAAATGTACTGTTACCTGTTAACTCTGATAGTGGCAACGATTTTAACGCTACAATACAGTGTTTTATCCCCTTTGTCGGGTTTGTTCCTGTAGATAGTGACTTTATCGGAAAAGAACTAAATTTAAGTTACGATATAGATTTAGTTACAGGTTATTGCGCCTACAACTTATCATGTGAGGGTATCACCATTAACAACGGTACTGCAAACTGTAGCAGCGAAATTATTTATAAGACGTTGGCAAATGATGAAATAAGTACTGTAGGCGATTTAAGCGACCTTAATACGGTTTTAATGGGTTTAGAACCATATGTTACTGTTAAGTACTTTGAACCGTTGAATGTTCCTATAAATAACACCAAAGAACAACAACGTATTGGGGACGTGACAGGATTTGCACAATTTGAAAACGTTGACTTATCAACAAGTAATAGTATGTTAGTAGATGAATTTAACGATATTATTTCACAACTTGAAAACGGTGTTTATCTATAAAATAAAACAGGTGGTAAATAAGTTACCACCTGTTTTTATTGTTATAGCCAATGAACCTTTCAAGATTTCAAAATTTTCTTTCATTTCTTTTCTAGATTCATTATAATTTGTTGTCTTGGTTTTCCATTACGGTTACATACTGAAACGTGATACCAAAAAGACGTAGACCCTTTGCGGTGTTCTTTAATAAGTTGGTCAAAGCCGCCTGTTTCTCTGAGAACCTTTTCTAATGTGTCCATATCACTGCAAACAACGTCAGCGGCTAAACCTTTTAAATGTTGACTATTAGCCACACCGCCGACGGCTTTATTTAACATCGGGCAACGAAAACCACTGTTAACTAAGATAGGTTTACCTAGCTTTTCACGGATTTTGTCCAAATAATCGGCTAACCTGTTTAAGTTGTCAACTACTTCAAATGTTGGCGTGTTGTCTATTTTAAGACGTTGGGCCGTAGCAGATTTTAAAAACTCTGCCAATGTAAAATACTTAATTCTTTTCATACCTTTATTATTTAGATGAAACTACAAACCATTTACGACTATCTTTGTGTGTCGGGTATCTACCTTTAACAGTTATAGAACAATCCCCCGAAAGATAGTCTATTTTGTTGTTAAAGAACTCGCTTACTTTGTCTGAACGTACCATAAAAACCGTTTCTTTGTCGGCTTGTTTTAATGTGATTCTAAAATATGAATGTTCCATATATAATTTATTTTATGCCTGTAAGGGGTTAACCTTACAGGCGGTTAAACATTTATTTGATTCTTTTGCTTGTTTGAATCAACTGTAAGAACGAACTAGCGTTTTTACCTAATTTGTTGCAAAGTTGAGTAACGCAGCATCCATATTCGTTGATGTAGTTCAAACTATCTTTTGATTCAAAGGTGGTGTAAACGTCTTTCGTCAACTTTGGCAATCTGTTGTGCTTGATGCAGTTGGTTTCGTGTTCAAACATAACTTTTGCCACATCAGCAAAAACACCTGTAACGATTTGCGTTTCACGTGATGTTTCACTCTTTACACGTGTACCGTCAACAGATAAAACGGTTTCAAAATCTAAAGTAATTTCATACGTTGCCATATTCTTGTATTTTAAAGGGTTGAACTAAATTTATAAATCTGTTGCAAAGATACACATTTTCCACGAACACACCAAATTATTTTTGTTAAGAAATCTTAAAGAATTAATTTAATAGTTATTAACACTTTGTTTCACATGAAACATTTGCCCTTACTGTTCCACGTGAAACATTATTTTTACGAAATTTTAAAAATGTTAGCAAAAGTTAAAAGTGTTAAAGAAGAG